ATATCTCCTCAGTTGATAATTAAGTCTATACCAACTGAGGAAATTTGTCAACTGTTTTATGAGTAAGTTTCAATATTTGTAAGAAAAAAGCTAGGTGTCCAGCCGTCGAAGCCGCTTCCAAAATTTAGCTTCCGACAAAGTTCTTTAGCTTCACTTGTGATAAGACTCATTGCAACATACTGCTCGGTCTTTGTTTCGAAGATTGAGGAGACGATATCGTTCTGTGGAATGATCTTGTAGTTCATTACTTAAAGTCCTTGAATTTGTTACGGTCAAACTTGGAAGAAGGCTTATCACCAGATGGAGTCTTGTCCATTACTGGACCATCATCCATTAGATCTTGGGCAGATTTTTCTACATCGTACAGTTTCATCCTTGCTCTATCAACACCAACAACAAATCGTTTAAAGTAACTTGGATCATTGTATCGGTTTTTCAACTGTTTGATCATGATCTGACCTAGTTGATCAAGTTCTTCCGAAACAATCAATGCAGCCATAAAGTCGCAAGTAGCAGGTAGACCGAATGATTCCGATGTGTCAGTAATTTCAACATCAGAATTTCCATAACCAGATCTTGTAGTCTGAGTAGCACTAATAAGCGGAATGTTAAACTCAACTGCAAGACCTCTTAGTTCTTCAGCGATTGATTTAATCATTGTGTATGAATTGACATTCGCGCCACCACGAATTCGACTTGAAGTACAAAGATTTAGATAGTCAACATAGACAACATCAGGGACAAAATTCTTCTTGAGCTTTAATTCATTTAAAAGATGTCTGAAGTTTGCCGCACCAGCTGAAGCAGTAGGATATTCTTTGACAATGAACTTACCTTGAGTTTTACCTCTAAGGCGATCCATCATCTTAACATAGGATTCCTTAGGTAGTTCTTCAAGTTCTGCCATAGTGACATTGAGCAGATTTGCATCGACACGCTTGGCAATTTCCTGTTCTGCCATTTCCAAGGTGATGTAAAGGACATTCAGACCACTCATCAGATTGTTTGCAGCACAGTGACACATAAACAAACTTTTGCCAGCCCCAGTACCAGCCATCACTACGTTGAGTGTCTTACGAGGTAAGCCGCCCTTTGTGATCTTGTTCATGTATTCAAGATCAAATGGGATCTTATGTTGTTTTGTGTGATAGTAGTCATATCGTGCATCAACATTCTCGAGGAAGTCATGTCCGATATTGGTATCAAATGATACTGACAGTGCATCTGTCAATAGCCCAGGGATACTACCCTTGGATAGATTTGAATTGTCACCATCCAGGATTTTAATTGAGTTCACAATTGCATTGTAGATTGCTTTATCTTGACAAAACTTTTCCGTTTGGTCAACAAGCCAATCAAGATTTTCTTTTTCAGGTTCCTTGATATTTTCTACATAAGTTCTTGCTTTAGCAAATTGGTCATCATTTAAACTTTTTGAATTGGATAATTCAATGATGATTGCTTCTCTGGAGGGAATCTTATTGTAATCATTGACATATGTCTCAATAGTAGAATAAATCTTATTCTCTAGATAATCTGAGAAGTATTCAGTCCTGAGATGAGGTAGTGCTTTCCGAGCAAAATCTTCATTGTACAATAAATTATTGAAAATTACTTCTTCTATCTTCATCTAACCTCCTGTGTCGTTGACATTATATCCACTATATAAAACAGTGGATATAATGTCAACCAATCTTATCAATCTTCGTCGAGTTCTTCGTAAATTGATTCTGAATCATCTTCATCTGAAACCAAAGTACTATTACTTACTAGGAACTTAGTTTCAACAAACTTATTAAATGAAGGTGATTCTAGTACAGGATTCCAGAAGTCTGATGTATTAGTATCTTTCTCACGGAAGCTCTTGTCAGAAATCTCACCTGTTTCCATATCAACTTTCTGATACCAACCATTCTTAGGCTTGATTACGTGTCCAGATTCAAGAGCTAGATCAAGTAGACCTGACCACTTGTTAATACCACCTGCGAACTTAACAACAAATGGGAACTTAGACTTTTCCTTCACGAAGCGAGACTTCTCGATATTGATAGTGAAGTTATAACCAGCAAGTTGATCCTTACCATCGATCTTTTCTTTTTCCTGAGCCTTACCGATAATGAAGACCTGCATAGCAGAATACATACCACCAGTACCGCCAGACATGATTGCTTTACTGAACATTTCCATAGTCTGATAAGTGTGGTTGACTGCGATGCAAGGAATGTCCTTGGTAGTCAAGTGTGGAGTGACGATACGCCAGAGTGACTTCATCACCTTAGCACGAGTCATATCTGCTGCGGCATTACCGTTTAGAGCATCTTCAGCTTCCTTCTTAGAAGCAAGGTTACCCACGGAATCCATAAAGAAGATTACTTTGTCGCCACGCTTGATTTCATCTAGGCGCTTAGCAATGTCAAACTTTAGATGCTCAAGATGTTCAATTGGAACATGGACAATTCGGCTTGGGTCTAGACCATTTGACTTGATATAGTCAGGCGTGATACCAAACTCTGAATCGTAGAAAATACAGATAGCATCTTTATATTTCTTCATATAAGCCTTGACAAGAACAAGACCAAGAAGTGATTTAAAGTGTTTGGAGGGACCAGCAAGGAATGTGAGTCCTGAAATAAGACCGCTCTTTAGCTTACCACCCAAAGCAAGATTGATAATAGGAATCTCGGTTGGGGATTGGTCTTTGTCATTAAAGAGTGCTGATTCATCAAGTGTTACTGACTTGATTGAGCCGGCTTTAAGCATACGTTGTAATAGATCACTCATATTAGTTCCTTTGTTTGTTGATTGGTTTATAGAGGGTAACTACCCCTCTACCATTATTTATCCAGCAAATCTTTCAATTGCGAGAGAAATTGCTCAAGTTTTTCTTTACGGTTTGGCCAACGAATGATATCCTTATCCGAATCTCTAAGAAGATTACTAATAAGAGGTTCGATCATACCATACATTTTATAGAGTCGCTCTCTATAATCACTTTCATTTACTAGATCATATTTGTCTACTGCCGTAAATCCAAAATCATCATCAAAATTCATAAAGTATTCCTTAGTCAAAGAAGCTATCAAGTGTGGATTTCTTTTCAGCACTCCACCCAATTGAGTTTAGAACAATTGATAGTGGATCAAGATATGCCTTTTCAAATTGTAGATCATAGTCGATATAGTTATTCAGACCAAATTCAGTAGGAAGTTCAGCAGGACTTGAAATCACATTCGTACCATAAGGATTTGGACTCTTTAGATAACAGAATTTAATCTTGTCACCATTTGCAATAGTATCAACTTGATTGCCTAATTTCAGATCGGATACCAATTTGTTATAAAGAATACTACCTTTGACGTGAATTGGTGTGCCCTTGATGTACATTTCAGCACCACGACTGACATATTGAGTCAAATTGGAAACACCACGAGGTGAAGCAATATCCTGAAATGGAAGTGACTTGAACTTTTCACGGAATTGAGCTACATAGTTCTGAAGATCCGTTTCGGTTTTATTCATGATAAGTCCAAACACACTTTTCAGTGCATCACGACAAGCCTGAGGTGTCGATGATTTCACCGCTTCAATGCCAGTCATCTTCAGTTTGGCTGTTTCATATGCAACACCTTCCTGATTCCACACATTTAGGATATAGCGCTTTTTGGCAGTCCAAATTGCCTTGTCAGCGATACATTCACGCTTCATGTGCATTTTCTGGTCAAAAGCACCTACACGGTCAGCCAGATCCTTATAGCACTTATCAATGAAAGGTTCGAACTTTTCTTTACATGCTTTGTCGAGCCATGCAACAATCTTTTTAGTGTCAGATTGATCCTGGAAGACCATATCAACCAGATTGGAAACTGTTACATAAATCGAGTCGGTATCTGAAGCAACAATATAATCAAAGCCTTCGGTCTTGCAAAGCTTATTGAGATATTCATTCATCCGATCTGCAATCCAACGAATGGACAACTGACCCGACATGGTAATTGCTTCAGCATGGTTGATGTCGAACCAACGGAAGTACTTATTACCCAATGCACCGTACGCGGAGTTTAACTGGATCTTTTTAGCCATTTGTAGGTTGTCAAGGCGTGAAATTTCCTTCAGGAGGTTTTTATCCTTGGTCCTTTC